AACATTTATTTAAAATAGAATAACATGATTTACGAAGTACAAATGCAATTTATTCCAGGTAACGATCAAATTTGGGTAGCACATCTTAACCCAAATGATCCAGTTTATCAATATGATAATTTTGCTGATGCGCAAGCAAAAGCAACAGAATTGCAAGATAATGACCCAACAGGAAGACAGTATCGTGTAACACAATTAGCTGCAGAATAATAATATTTATATCAAATAAATAACAAATGAGAGCAATTCAACCAGTAAACATTTGGGTAGGTGGCCAAAATGTGCAAGCTAATAACATTAATATGTATGTTATTAATGATGATTTATCATCATCCGCTACATTCTATTATCAATTATTGAAAGTAGAAACAATAGATGATAATACATCATCTCAACAATTAGCACAAGGCAATTTAACAATCAGTGGAACTGATTATGAAAATTGGAATGCAAACCCAGACATCAATAATGCTGCTTATGTATGGGCTGCTGGGCAATTGAACTTGACTTTAGCTTAATATAAACCCCTCGCCTTAGGGAAAGTGAACTAGGGCACAATATAAATGCCAAACGAATTTGTAGCGCGCAATGGTATCATTGCGCTTAATAACTCATCAATAACTGGTTCTTTAGGTGTATCCGGTGGTATCACTGGATCTCTATTTGGTACGGCCTCATGGGCATCAAATGCCGTTACATCATCTTATATATTAAATGCAGTAAGTGCTTCATTTGCATCAACAGCATCGTTTGTAAATCCACTTAGGCAAAATGTAATAATAACCGGATCAATACAGCTATCCGGATCTAAAAGTACATTTATTAATACAGCTGCTAATGACACTGTAGCTGAATTTGTTGCTGGTGGTTCTACTAATATAAGATTTAGTAGTGCAACCGTTGGATCTTCTGCTGCTATGTTTATCCGTCCACAAGATGGATTATTACAAGGTCAAAACTACACCTACTTTAATATAGCAGCAGCAAGTGCTAAACTTAAATTAAGTACAGATAATGCTGCTAATCCTATAGAAATGCAAGGTGGTAATGTATTAATCAATACATCTACCGACTCTGGGTTTAGGTTTGATGTCAACGGTACTTCTCGTTTCACAAATAACATGCTTGTAACAGGTTCTGTTACAGCTACTTCTGCTACAATAAATGGTGCAGTAACATTATACTCAGTTCAGAAAAACAGTGCTGATCAAACTAATCCTTTACAAATATACAATGCCTTTAATAGTATCAACCCTAGAATTGAATTCTGGGGAGGTTCAGGAGCAAGATTACACTACAATACTAGTACTAGAGTATTAAGCCCAGATACCGCTAGTGGTGTTGACTTAGGTACCTCAGCTTTAAATTTTGGTAATGTATTTTCTAATACAATTACAACAAACACATCATCCTTCTTTGCTACAGTAAGTGGTAGTGTAGGTATTGGTAAGACTACAGCAAACGCTCGCTTAGACGTTAGCGGCTCAGCTATTATAACAGGTTCTCTCACAGTAACCCAAGGCATTACAGGTTCTCTCCTCGGCACAGCATCCTTAGCAACAACAGCATCAAATGCTTTAACAGCATCATTCGTTCAAAATGCTATATCTGCTTCATTTGCATCAACTGCTTCGTTTGTAACAACAGCTCAAACAGCATCATTCGTTCAAAATGCTGTTAGTGCATCGTTTGCAGCTACAGCATCATCAGCAGATAACTTCTTAGTAAGAGGTACACTTACAGCACAAACAATTGTTGCTCAAACAATTACCTCGTCTACTGATTTTGTAACTGGTTCTACACGCTTCGGAAGTTTATCATCAAACACACATCAGTTTACTGGTAGTGTTAGTATAACTGGAAGTTTAACAGCCAATGTTGCTACTTCATCTTTTGTAGGATCAATTACAAGTACAGGAAACGGCACTTTTGGTGGTACTATAGTTGGTGATAGAGGGGATGGGTTTCTTTATATGCAAGGATCTAGAGCAGCTGGATTTTTTATTCAAAACCTATTAGGACCTATAAACTTAAATGCTACCGGATCTTCACTTATTGGTGGATATGTTACTGTACGTAATTCACTTAGAGTATACTCTGATAATGATGGAACAGATGGTGTATATATTTTACCTACCACCCTTAATACCAGAAATAGAGCAGGTACAGATTTCTTATTAATAGGAGCAGCTGAAACATCTTCTATAAAGATATTCAACAATGGAAATGTATTAATCCAAGATGCTGTATCTAGTGGAACATCTGATCCAGGATATAAGTTTAGTGTAAGTGGAAGTGCTAGATTTAGAAACAATGTAGAAATATCTGGTTCATTCACAGTATTTACAGGCAGCGCGGTTGAATTCCAGGTTACAAACACAGGCGTTAGAATGGGTAATATAATTACCGATGCTCACACAGTAACAGGTTCATTCAATGTTAGTGGCAGTGTAACTGCTACTGGTAGTGTTAATATAGCAGGTGGCGTATCAGCATCAGGAAATATATATCAAGGAGGTACAGGTAATGCTTCTACAGTATTAGCAAGTAATGGAAATACTGCTTTAGTTACTATTTCAAGTACAGGAGCTACTATCAACATGGGTAGATTAGGAGCAGTAAGTTTACTTGCTAACTCTACTGATGGTGGTATTGTAATGAATGATGGAGCATATCTTGGAGTATCATCAGGCACACTTAGAATTGGTAGTAATCTTGCTGCTAATAATGTTGTCATAGGTAATTTTGCTAATTCAACAGCAACAATAAATGGTAATACTACTATAAGTGGTTCTACTGTAATAACAGGCTCCTTTACAGTCATCACAGGCAGCGCAGTTGAATTCCAGGTTACAAATACTGGTGTTAGAATAGGTAATGTAACTGCCGATGTTCATACAGTAACAGGTTCATTCAACATAAGTGGAAGTGGATTTGTACATGGAGGTGGATTTATAGTATCTGGTACATTAGCAACATCAGGTAGTGCCTCTCAAGGTTTAGTAGCACCACTTAAATTCACTACTGCCACAGCAAACACCAACTATACTTTAGTATACACAGATGAAGGAAAGATGGTTGAAATGAATAATAACGCTGATGCTCCTTTAACAGTAACCATCCCATTAAATTCAAGTGTTTCTTTCCCAATAGGAACAGAAATTTCTATTATACAAATAGGAGGAGGAACAACTATAATTACAGGAAGTAGTGGAGTAACAGTATATAGTTCTCTTGGAGTAAAAACTCTTCAAAACCCATACGACGTTGCCTCTGTTGTAAAACGCGGCACTGATAGTTGGTATCTATTTGGTAATTTAAGTTAATAAAAGATTATGATTTTAACTAGAATGGGAGTTATTGCTGCATCAAAACCTGCTGTTGCAGTAACATACACCTATACAGTATACTACACTTTAGAATTTGTTCCATCTAACGTACCGATAGATGGTACAGGAATATATTATTCAATAAATAACAATGGAGATAACCTCTTAATAGATTTTACTGAAAACAATAATTGTACCGGATATTATACTATAGATAATATATCAGCAGGAAGTACTTTATACATTGGTGCTAAAGAAGCAACTACTCCTATCTATTATGGAGTATCTACTTTATCTTGTGGTGGAGGAGGAGGAGGTAATGAGTTTGATTATGGAGGAACAGAAGATGTACCTTGTATTAATGTATACAATGTTCCTAACGTTTCTAGTAATCGAACATTATATATTTATGTAGCATCATATGAAGATAAAATTGGGAATCCATATTTCTATTATTGTGAACCTTAAAAATAAAGTATAAACATGTTGATAAAAACAGGGTTAACTAATGGTGTATTGAATACATTTCATTCTCAAATGACTACTCAAGATTTAGTAAATGGTGATTGGAAAATAACAAAAAAACCAAATCATCTTATACTGAAAAAATCACTTATTAGAGAAGACATAATGTCTGATTATATTCCTTTTATTGAACGCTTTTATGATAAGCTATATAATAGAAATTTTACTAGTATTTTATTTGGAGGATTAGGATTAGGAGTACTACCCTATTTAGTACAATCTTTCTGCATAAAAATAGATGTAGTAGAAATTGACCAACAAAATATAGACTTAATAACAAATAATACTAATTATTTAGATCCAAAAGTCAATATTATACATGATGATATATTCAATTACACTACATCAGAAATATATGATGTAATTTTAATAGATTTATGGTCTATAAAAACTATTAGTACTGTTTCAGAAGTTAGTATTTTAGAAAATAAATATGCTTCTAATGTATCTCCGGATGGGTTATTATATTTTCCTATTTCTAAGCTAACAACAACAACTCCTTGCCCTACTTGTTAAAATATTTGGTTGTCTCCTATCCCTTGTATATATTTATATCAAATATAAAAACATGTTAACGATTATCATTTTAGCTGCTCTTAGTGTTATTGTTGGTGTTTGGATCCTCAACAAAAACAGTAAATCCACCACAACAGAAACCAAACCAGAAGTTCCAACTGTAGAAGAAGAACCAATTGGTTACGAATCAGGTTCATTTGCCTCTACCCCAGTTGAAGAACAACCAACTGTAGAAGTTAAAAAGCCAAAAGCTAAAAAAACTACTGCTAAACCTAAAGCACCTAAAGCTCCTAAGAAGCCAAAAAATGCTTAAGATTGTTGAAATAGCTAAAGCATGGATTGCTGCAGCTAACCCAACTCCTGAACAACAGGCTATAGCGGAATATCGCGCCGCTGTGTGCGATCAATGTCCGCATAGAAACCATGTAGCAGCAATTAACACATTTACCTGTGGTAAGTGTGGATGCCCATTAAGTAAAAAAATATTTAGTCCACTCCCTGGCAAACAGGCATGCCCTGATCAACGCTGGGAAAAATAAAAAAGTATATGTCAGAAGTTAAAAAACTCACATCCGAAGAATTACAGCAAATTAAAGACATGCAAGCCCAATACAACAAGTTTGTATTTGAACTTGGTAGTGTTGAAGCACAATTGCAAAATGTTATTGCTACTAAAGAATTGATCGAAACCGAAAAAGGTAATGTTTTAGGAGATATTAAAAAATTAGGTGAGCGCGAAAAAGAATTGGTTAATGGTCTTCAAGCAAAATACGGTACCGGAAATATCGATATAGAGACCGGTGAAATAACTCCGATGTAATTTAATTAGCTTCTGCGTTTTACGTGTTTTTGTAAATATTTATCGTTAGGTAATCCCTAATTATAAATTAAACAATTACAAATAAAATGTCAGAAGTAATTCTTTCCCCTGGTGTATTTCAGATTGAATCTGATCAAAGTTTATACACCCAAGCCCCACCAGCTCTTGGCGCCGCTATTGTAGGACCTACAGTAGGTGGTCGTCCATTTGTACCAACTTACGTTACTACTTACACACAGTACTTATCACTTTTTGGTGATATTTTTAAAAGTGGTAGCTACTATTATGAATATTTCACGTCACAAGCTGCTCGTGAATATTTCCAAAATGGTGGACAATCATTATTAGTAACCAGAATTATTAGTGGTTCAGCTGGTATTAGTACTTATGCTACATCTAATGTAGCTGCTATTGACACTTTAATAAATGGTACTGCTGCTACAGCTAGTTTAAATTTAACCAATGCTGTTACTGCTCAACATTCTGCTTCTATTAATGGATTATATACATTAAGTTTATCTGGTTCATCTGCAATAGAAATTTACAGTCGTCTTACAGCATCTGCCGCGTACAGTGCTATTTCTAGTAGCGTTATTAGTGCTTCATTTACTAATCCAAACGTAATATTTACCGCTATTCCAAAGGGAACAACAGGTAATAATTACTATGTAGTTTCAGGTAGTACAACTACAATCTTTACTGGAGGTGCTGATATTCAATCTTTTCAACTCGAAACATTAACCTGGGGTAACCAAATGAATGATGCTGCTACACCAGCTGCTGTTGTTTCTGGTTCTGTAACTAATGGTGCTTTACCAAGTGGTTCATCTCAAAATGTTCGTTGGGAAGTAACTAATGTAAATACTGGTTCAAACGGTGGTACATTTACAATTGTAGTTCGCCGTGGTGATGATAATAATTCTCAAAAGAATATCTTAGAAACATGGGCTAATGTAAGTTTGGATCCACAATTACCAAACTTCATATCTCGTGTTATCGGTGATTTAAAACCAGAATTCAATACAATCACAGGACAGGTTGATTTTGAAGGTACTTATGCCAACCAATCATTATATGTTCGTGTAGCTTCAGTGACTACTCCAAACGTAGATTCACTTGATAATAATGGTAATTTTAAAACTGGATCTTTTGCTTCTACATTACCATTAGTAGGTAGTGGCTCTGCATTTGGTGGATTTGCTGGTGGTGTAGCTGATACTAATCAGCCTAAATTAATGAATGAATTTATCACTACAACTAATATCCAAGGTTTCCATCCAGATGATTATAACCGTGCTTTCTTATTATTATCAAATAAGGACGAATATCAATTTAACGTATTAATGGCTCCAGGAGCTGGTTTAGATACAGCTGCTGGTGATGATATGATTGCTACTTGTGAAGGTCGTGGTGATGCAATCGCTATTGTAGATGCTGGTGATTATGGAACTACAATTGTTGGTGCTACTCAAAACGCTGCTGGTCAATCTAGCAACTATGGTGCTACTTATTATCCTTGGGTTCAATTGTTTAGCTCTAACTTAGGTAAGACTGTATGGTGTCCTCCATCAACAGTAATTGGTGGTGTATTAGCATTTAACGACCAAGTAGGTGCTGAATGGTTTGCCCCAGCCGGTTTAAATCGTGGTGGTATTCCTTCAGTAGTAAGAGCTGAACGTCGCTTATCTCAAACAGATCGTGATACATTATATACAGGAAATGTTAACCCATTAGCTACATTCCCAGGAACTGGAGTGTGTGTATGGGGTCAGAAAACATTACAACGCAAACCAACAGCTCTTGATCGTGTAAACGTTCGCCGCTTGTTGATTGCATTGAAAGACTTCATTGGTGGTGTTGCTCGCAACTTAGTATTCGAACAAAATACAACTGTTACTCGTAACCGTTTCTTAAGCCAAGTAAACCCATATCTTGAATCAGTAGTTCAACGTCAAGGTTTATTTGCTTATAAAGTAGTAATGGATGATACTAATAATACACCTGATGTAATCGATAGAAATCAGTTAGTAGGTCAGATCTATATCCAACCAACTAAGACTGCTGAATTCATTATCTTGAACTTCAATTTAACTCCAACTGGCGCTGAGTTCCCTGCATAAGGGACTCGGCCAGTTAATATTTATTAACAGCAATTAAACAACAATAGAAAATGGCAGTATTAAATCCTAATGAAATAATGTTTACAGCGTTTGAACCTAAAGTTCAAAATCGCTTTATCATGTATATTGATGGTATCCCAGCTTATCTAATCAAAAGTGCTTCAGCACCTGGATTTGAAGCTGGTGAGATTATTTTAGATCATATTAACGTTTACCGCAAAGTTAAAGGTAAAGTTCGTTGGAACGACATGACCTTAAGCTTATACGATCCTGTAACTCCATCTGGTGCTCAATCAGTAATGGAATGGGCTCGTTTGGCTCACGAATCAGTAACTGGCCGCGATGGTTATTCTGACTTCTATAAGAAAGATTTAACCTTAGATATTTTAGGTCCAGTAGGTGATATCGTAGGTGAGTGGATTGTTAAAGGTGCTTATGTTAAAACAGCAACTTTCGGTGAATACGATTGGGCAAACGATGCAGCAATTAACTTGTCTGTAACAATTGCTATGGATTATTGCGTATTAAACTTCTAATTCCCCTTCATATTTCTCAACTTCAGGCGTCTGCTTTGGCAGACGCCTTCTTTTTACATATATTTATATACGCACAAAATAAAATTAGTTTATGGCTGAATTAAAGTTACCGACCGAAATGGTTTCATTGCCTTCAAAAGGCTTATTGTATCCTAAAGAATCACCACTCTCAAGTGGTGAAGTTGAAATGAAGTATATGACAGCTAAGGAAGAAGATATCCTTACCAACAGTAACTTCATTAAAAATGGTACTGTAGTTGATAAACTATTACAATCATTGATTGTAACACCAATCAACTATGATGATTTGTTAATCGGAGATAAAAATGCAATTTTGATTGCTGCTCGTATCTTAGGATACGGTGCTGAATATCCTTTTAAGTATACAAATGAGCGAGGACAAGAAATAGAAGCAACAGTTGATTTATCTAAATTAAATGAAAAAGAATTAGATGAATCTTTAATTAACAATGGTGTTAATGAGTTTATGTTTACTACTCCTAAAACAGGTACAGTATTAACATTTAAATTATTGACACACGGTGATGAGAAAAAGATTGAAGCTGAGATTAAAGGATTGAAAAAAGTAAATCCTAATGGCTCATTCGATGTTACTACTCGTTTAAAATATATGGTTACGTCTGTTAATGGAGACCGTGATCAAAAAACAATCCGTGATTTTATTGACAATTACCTATTAGCTCCAGATGCTAGAGCATTGCGTGATTATTATTCTAAAATACAACCGGATATCAAGTTGAAATACACTCCAGAAGATGAAAACTATACAGGGGAGGGTATAGATGTTCCTATTTCTATTAACTTTTTTTGGCCTGACGCCTGAACATAGACCCATTATCTTTAAACAAATTCATGAAATAGTATTTCATGGAAATGGTGGATACGATTGGAATACTGTTTATAATATGCCTCTGTGGTTACGTCGAACTACGTTTAATTTAATTAAAGAGTATTATGATGAGCAGAGAGAAGCTGATGAAAAGCAGCGAAATATGCTAAAAAACAAGGACAAGAAAGATATAGCACGACCAAACATAACGCCAAATTATACAGCGAAGGTGCCCAAAAAATAGGCACCTTCAATATTTATATGATGTAATATTAACGTATGGCTGTAGATCCACAAATAATTAGAAAACTTACAGAAGATTTAGATAATCTGAATGATGTTATAGATGATGTATCTAAACAAATTCAGAATAATTTAAATAAACAGCTTGCTGTAACTAGTGAATCTATCAATGATATGGTAGAGGGTCTGGAAAAGGGTGAAGATGTTACCAAAAAAGCAGCATCTGCCCTAAAGAAAGCCCAAATAGAAAATAGAAAATTAGGCCTTGACCAAAATAGAATACAATCTCAATTGCTAGAGATTGAAAAAAAACTTGCTAAAGGATACAGTGCTAAACTAAAAGCCCAAAAAGATTCTCTTGAAGCCCAAATGCAAGATAATCTACTACAACAACAACTAAATGATTCTTTATCTGATTATTTAAGAAAACTTAATGAAGCTGCAGAAACTGAAAGCAAAATATCTAAACAAAAAGGGACACAAGGTATTCTAGATGATATAAAGAAAAGACTTAGACTAGAGGAAATAAAAGATATGTTTACCTTAGCAAGTATTTTTAAAATTATATTAGACTCTGCTTTAGGTTTTAATAAAGCTTCTGTAGAAATAGGTAAAAATTTAGGTTATGGTGCCGATCAAGCAGATAGAGTAACTAATAACATAGTTAATGCTGCTAGAGGTTCTGAAAATCTTAATTTTACTTTAGCTAATGCAGCAGCGGCAATGAGTGAACTAAATGCCTCTATTGGATTAGTAGCTGAGTATTCTGCTGATACTCTTGAAACCCAGATAATGTTAACTAAACAGTTTGGGTTACAAGCAGATGAAGCAGCCGGTATTTATAAGTTTTCAGTTTTAACAGGTAAGTCTGCTTCTGAAACTAACAAAGCAATGGTTAGTGCCTTTGTTGCTGCTAGAAACCAGTTTAAAGTAGGAGCTAATTTTAAACAGGTAATGGCCGAGGCTGCTAAAGTATCAGGCCAATTAGCAGCTAATCTAGGATACAACCCAGATCGTATTACTAAAGCAGTAGTAGCAATGAAAGCATTTGGTACTACGCTTGAACAAACAAAAGCCCAGGGTGAAGCTTTATTAAATTTTGAATCATCACTTGAAGCAGAATTAAAAGCAGAATTATTAACTGGTCAAGCTATAAATTTAGAAAGAGCTAGAGCAGCTGCTTTAGCTGGTGATCAAGTTAAATTAGCAGAAGAACTTGCTAATCAAGGAATGACGCTTGAGAAGTTTCAAAAGATGAATGTACTTGCTCAAAAGTCATACTCTGAAGCATTAGGATTAAGTGCAGATCAATTATCCGAACAATTACAAAAGCAAAAATTAGCTGTTGAAAGCGGAAAATCATTAGCTCAGTTAACTGAAGAAGAAGCATTAGAAGCTCAAAAAAGACAAAACATACAAGACCAATTTAATGCTGCTATGTTAAAACTTCAAGATATAATTGGAGGATTAGTAGCAGGACCTTTAGGAATGATGTTATCTGTACTTTCAGATGCATTGTCATTAATAGGAAAAATAGTAGCAGGCATACAATCCGTATTAGGATCAGGATTAACCAAAGTATTACTAGGTACTATAACTGGTTTAGCTGTTGGAGGACCTGTAGGTGCTTTAGTAGGAGGTATTGCTGGTATAGCTTCAGCAGCAATAGCAGATGATATGGTAGGATATGGTGCTCGCACATTAGTGACTCCTGATGGTCCTATAGCTTTGAATAATAACGATACTGTAATCGCAGGTACTAATTTATTTAAAGGAGATGACGTTATGTCTTTTGGAAAAGGAGCATTACGATTAGGAGGAGGCAATGATGAACTTATAGCAAAATTAGACCAAATAGCATCCCGACCAGCAGTAGCCTATATACAAGGTGAACGTCCGTTTGCTGATACTTTAGGAAGACAATCACAGTTATTCACATCAGGTATGCAAAACCAATCCAAACTAGCATAATCTTTTAATATTTATATCAAACAATAAATTAACATAACTATGGCAATTATTGATCAATTAAACAGAAGCAATTTAAGCTTACAAGGCAACGGAATTAACCCACATCAGCAGTCACCTTCTTGGGGTTATATTGATGCTTCCGCTAATTTAGATCCGGCTGCTAGCAAATTGCAAAACACATATTCTGTTGATTCTATCCCGCAAGTTAGATTAAAGAATTTCAACATCGATGGTGTCACTACTGTACCAGCTGAATCTAGATTAGATGAGTTAGATAGAAGAGCTCCAAATTTACAACCAAGCGGAGTAGTATCTCAGATCTATAAGTCTAAACCAGGCCGTCAATACAAACAATTAGGTCCTCAACCAGGACGCTATTAATATAGTCTAAATGCCTCTACTTGACTTACGTACAGACTTAAAATCACTTAAGTATGGTTCCGACCGTTTGGGCGGAGGCGATAGTGGTTTGCCTTACATAAAAAAAGACATCAATACCGCAAATACAGGTGAAAAATTCGATGATGGTCTTGTTAGAGGAGGAGTAGTAAATGCTGCCATAGCTAGTGCTGTTGATACAGCTCGTATAGCAAAATTTTTGACAGATTTACCTAAAGGACCCTTATTTATAACTAAACAAGTCGGATTACAATTATCTAACCCAAGATTAGAAGTACCTAAAAACCCAGCTAACATAGCATCAGGATTACCTGATAATGTTTTATCTATAGGAACAAACGGTTTATTACAGCCAACACGAATTTATAATTTAGGTATTAATACACTTGCTCAAGTACCTGTTAACTTTTTAGGTTTACATTTCAATAGACACGGTATATTACCTGTTCAAACAAATGCTAGTAAATACGAGGCTGTAGTTACTGCTAATAATGATTTAGGTGGATCTTCTAAATTTAATAGATTAGTAGGATTAACTAATAAATTTAAATTAGGTGATAGAACTTCTAATTTAACTATTGATAGAAGAGTAACTAATACTCTCAATACAATATTTCAGGCAGTTAGTCTTGTTACAGGAACACCAATAAAACCTTTAAAAGTTAATCCTCAAGATCTTATTATTGATGATTATGCTGCTGGACCTGGATCAGTATATGGGATAGGTCGTACTACAATTAACAGATACGCTAATACTGAAGATGGTTTTAGAATTAATTTACTAACTACTTTTAGTAAAGATTATGCTGGTAAAACAAGAAACCAAACAACTGGTATTCCCCAACCAGTAAATTTTTCCCAAAATAAAGGAACAGGTCCTAATTCTATTTCTACATATTCAGAAATTACTAAAATTGAACCTAATGATATAAATGCTTCTATTAATTTAAATACAATACAATACAACCCGGCCTTAAAAACATATGCTACTCTACAAAAACAAGTAAATCAGCAACAACAACTAAAAAATCCCAATAAATTAACAACAATAGAATCAGGGTCTAGTTTAATAAATATTCCTTATAACCAGTTTGGAATATATGTTACTAACAGAGGAGTAGGAGATGGAGATTTAAATGCAAATAATGATGTTTTTAATGTTGGGAATTATTTTACTAGTACCAATCAACCTAAAATAGGGTATGTAAATTCTTATGGAGATAAAGTTATTATTAATAAACAAAACTGGAATGCTGCTTCTCGCGCTGTAAGAGTAGGAAGTGGTAGAACTGATTCTATTAATTTAACTCCATTATTTAATGCTCCTATAGGCCAAGATAGTTTAGTAGTAAATATAGGTGGAACAGATTATACTATAAATGATTTATGCAAATTCAGAATCCAAGCAATAAACACTGATTCCCCAGGTCAAAGTACTGTTATGGTATTTAGAGCTTATATAACTAGCTTTGACGATAGTGTTAATGCTGGTTGGGATCCTATAAAATATGTTGGTAGAGGTGAAGAGTTTTATGTGTATAATGGATATACTCGTAAAATAAACATTGGATTTAAGGTAGCAGCATTATCTGCTAAAGAAATGCAACCAATGTATCAAAAATTAAATTTCTTAATGAGTAATTTAATGCCTGATTACAATGGAGTATTTATGAGAGGACCGTTTATGAGAATGACTGTTGGAAACTGGATAGATAGTCAAGCAGGTGTGATTAATTCATTAACATACACTGTATCAAACGATTCTCCTTGGGAAATAGCATTAAATGAACCAACAGCAGGAGGAGTAAGAGAAATGGTATTGCCTCATATTGTAGATGTATCATTATCATTTACCCCTATTGGTGTTCAAACACAAGGTAAAGATCAATTAGCTAAGAAAACAAACCAACAATCTAATATTGCTCAAAACTGGAACGGAGCTGGTGAAGTAGCATCAAACTACATAACACCAGATACTATATTAACAGGTTCATTCTATGAAAGTGGAAAACCAGCTGCTTCTCCTAGTAAATTGTATTAATAATGGCAACAAGATACAATAATAAAACAATTTTATATACCTCTCAAGGTAAACCTTATTATAAAAGTAAGCAATACCCAAATATACCTTTATCTGAAACAGATGTATATGTTATCACAACAATTGGAGATAGACTTGATTCCCTAGCCTATTCTTATTATCGTGATACCGATCTATGGTGGGTAATATCAGCAGCAAACAATAATATAACTAAAGGTTCATTGTTTCCTGTACCTGGTACTCAATTAAGAATACCAACCGATATAAATAATGTTTTACAATTATTTAATAGATTCAATCAAGCTAGATAAATGTTATGTCAATATTTAAAGATACATTTCCTGAAGAAATAAAAAAGCAAATAGAGGAACGCCAGAATCGTCTAGAAACAAGATCACCTAAAGACCTTTCCTATTTAACTTCTAGAAAAGCTTGGGTTAGATTAACATCTGGTGTTAACACATTAGAAGAAGGTGGTGAAGGAACCATAGTTCCTAGCAATAAATTAGCAAGACAATATGTTTTACAAGGCGGTACTTTATATGATACTACTCCAAGTGATACCGGCTCTTACGGAGGTACTTTTAGACAAGGAGTAGGAAGCGATTCAAATAAAGCATATAGCACAACAACACCATCAGGAAAAACACATGACTTGGGCATTCGCCCAATGCCAGGTATTACTAATGTTGATATTAAAAGCAAATCAGCATATGGTTCACTAAGAGAGGCAACAGTAAATTTTGTTTGTTGGGATATAAAACAATTAGAAGATTTAGAATTGCTTTATATGCGCCCTGGTTTTACACTGTTATTAGAATGGGGTTGGTCTCCATATATTAATAATAGTGGTAGTTATACTACTACCGTTTCTACCTACGATGATTTCTTACTAGGAACATTCCCATCAGGAAGTAGTACTTTACAAGACATATACAAATATCTCCATGTTACCAAATCATTAATAGAATCAAATGGTAACTATGATGCAATGATTGGATATGTAAAAAATTTCCAATGGTCTTTCCGTTCGGATGGTGGGTATGATTGCCAAACAACAATTATTTCATTTGGTGAAGTATTAGAATCATTAAAAATAAATTATTCTGTTCTTAACATACCCATATCAGAAAAAAAGAATGGTTTTTTAGGAGTAGGACCAACAATATCTAAAGAAATATCAGATAATTTTCCAAAAGTATATGACAAAAGTAAATTATCTGGGATATTATACGAATTAGCGGCTTATTTAGATAATGATTTAAAAAATAAATCTTCTAAAAGTGCAGGGAATGATTATCGCAATACTTTTATAGGTGGTAGTTTATATAATTTATTTGCTCTAAATTTAAGATCCAAATCTGAAAACCAATCTACTTCTGACAAGAATGGTGTTATCACTCTTCCATCATCAGATGAATACCAATATTATATCACTTTAGGATCACTTTGTGATTTACTAAATAAGTATATATTAGTAAGTTCTGATAAAGGAAGTATAGTATCTGTATCTACCAAAAATAGAGAATATGGTGGGTCTGTGCAAAATCCTTCTACAACAACACCTAAAAGAGAAACTCCTCCTCAACCACCACCTAAAAAACAACCAATCCCTCCTAAAAGTTTGTCTGAAAGAATAAAAGAAATAGCTTCTTCTGCAATAGGAACAGTAGGTGAAGCTGCTGAAATTGCAGCTCAAGCTGTCACTGCTGCTGCTAATGAAATAAATCCAAATTCTCTTGATAAACTAAATTCAACATCTTTATTCTGTTTAACCCACCCCATACAGATATCTGTTGATCCATCTATATGTTTAATTAACTCACCAGTATGGAGAAATGGATTTGCTTTTCCTAAAACGGATGAAAATGTAAATGAAGCTACACCAGGCGCTATAGATGCTAATAGAGCAAACGGAGATGGAAACCCTACTCTTAGTGCTACTGCTAGAGGTATTGTTCAAAAAGTAATAGATTATGTATTGATAGGAGGACAACGTGGAGACAATGTTAAAATTAAAGATGAAATAAAAAAATATTTAGATATATCTGATGCTACACAACAAGAAAAAGCATTACAAGAATTTATCATTCAATATGAACTATTAAGAGGAGGAAAAATAAAAAAAACATATGTAACAGGAAACGGAACTGTAGAAATAGAAACAACTCAGGGTCTTATTAGCTCAGATAGAACAAAGAAATATTCAGATACTGTCTTTCCTACTGCTGGAGAAAGTATACGATTCCCATCAACAGCTGATTTTATTTCTAAAATGCCTGGTATTTCTTTTAACAATATTTTTTCTGAATTAAATTTAGATGATAATACTAAAAAGGCATATTTAAGTTATGTAAATAAACGTACCTTTACTGGTGTAGCTCAAACAGCAACTAGTCGTATAGAAACAAATGATGCTAGTGAAAAATCAGCAGAAGGATCTAAAACTAATTTGAAATTTTTAAATGATTTGTTACCTTTCTTTAAAGATGATAATGGGCAATCAAATCAATCTTTTAATAATGGTTTAGGATACATATCAAACATATATATTAATATAAATTACTTGTATCAACTATCATTAAACCAAAACTTAGAATCATTAGATAAAAAGGAAAAGAACGAAATTAATCTATATGACTATCTAAAAACAATGATGGGATCTGTACAAACATCTATTGGAAATGTTAATAACTTTGATGTCCATGTTGATCCGATTGATAATATAGGTAGAGTAATAGATATTAATTTTACTAGTGAAAATCCTGAAGATGAATTTGATAAAGCAGTACTTATTGAAGTCCAAGGAACTAAAACCACTGCAACTAATACTAGCTTACAATCCCAAATATTCCCAGAACAAAGCAGCATTGTAGCTATATCCGCACAAAACGGTGGAGGAACATTAGGATTAGATAATAATACACTAGTAGGATTTAATCGAGGAATTAGAGATAGAGTATTGCCTGAAAAATATGCTCCTAGAGTAGGAATTATTCCTTCTAATGACATTAATACCCAACTAGCTAATTTAAAAGAATCTATTGGTAGTTTAGCTACATTTTTCAATGATTTAAGAGCACAATACACGGATAGTTGGTTTTCAAGAGATATTGTCCCTTCTTATAATTCATCTAATGCAGGAGAATATAAAAATGCTTTGAAAGATATAATCAATACTATTAAAGCACTATCTAATGACCCTAACGAATTTAGATCTATTATTCCTACCAAAATATCCTTAACAATAGACGGTATTGGGGGTATAGTAATAGGAAACATATTTAGAATCCCTGAAGGTCGTCTCCCTAGAGGATATAAAGGAGAAAACGGAGTAGGTAGAAAATTAGGATATACTGTAACTGGGTTAAGCCACAGAATAGACACTAAATTTTGGGAAACTACAATTGATGCTCAAACAATTATATTGGAAAAAAACACTAATAAAAACGGATTTAATTATAATAACATTATCATCCCTGACCCAAACAATCCAGGGGGGGTTAAATTCCAACCACCAGTTCAAACAAGTAAAGTAGGAGCTAATGATTATAGTTATTCACCTGTAGCTCAGTATTATAAGAGTAAAACACCACCATATGCTAATGGTAATATACCAGACAGTGAATTAAGATATTTAAGAACAGATGATGCTAGATCAAATAAAATCCATCGTTTACATCCAACAGCAGCCACCCAGTGGGAAAAATTAGTAGTAGCAGCAAGAAATGCTGGGTTTACAAAAGATAAATTCAATATATCTTATATTGAAGATAAAAATTTTCCAACAAACTCACCATCCGCTTATAGATTGCGTGCCCAACAAAAATCAGGAGTCGGACGTGCAGATCCAGGATCTTCACCTCACGGATGGGGAGGAGCAGTTGATATTCAACAATTAATAAATGCTCAACGAACAGCAGCTGGATTACCTCAAACAGCCCGTGCTGGTTTAGCAGCAGGGGCAAAACCAGCTGCTAAAGTTAGAGAAACTAATGAATTATATAAATGGCTTGCTCAAAATGGCCCTACTTATGGATGGTATAATCCATCTAGATTAGCAGACGGAAGTGGACAAGACGAAGCTTGGCATTTTGAATATTGGGGACCAGTATAATATATAAACAATGGGAATAAGAATACCTAAAAATAAAATTAAAGAAAATTTATACACCTCAGGTAATGAGTTTGTAGAGAAAGAGTCCTATAAACCTTATAAAGGATATTATTATTCTTTAGGACAACAGTTCTTTTCAGGTAAAACATTCAATCCAAACGCTCTAGAAATAATTAGACAATCACCTGAAACAAATAAGGTTGGTTCTTTTGGAGCTGATATTTTAAAATATTTCTATGCTGCATCACCTCTAATTCAAAATGCACTAACCTCCCCAACTGAAATTAGAGGTATAAGATTTACTCCTACTCAAGAAGATATTAATAGAGGATATGCTAATAGGTATTTTGTTAAAAAACAAAATTCAAATCCTATTGCTATAACAGAAGTAAGTGAAGAAACATATAACAGCTTGACTAATCCCGTCTATGTAAAAGCAGTATTGTTATGGAACGTATCAACCGGATTTAACCAAAATGAAATAAATATTCTAGATGCAGATTACATGACAGGAATAAAAACATTCCTACAGGATTTAAATTACAATCCGGATGCAGATGTTGATTATTACCCTATAGATTAAGGTTTGAAGGCTAAATTCTCTTACTTATATTTAAGGATAAAGGTTATGAAATATGTTTTACATAGTAGAAAGACAAGATCAATTATCTAAACTAAGCCCATTTGAAGATTGCTTCGTTAAGTTCATCCCACACAACGACAATTTCCATCCCAAACTTAGTCCGCTTAGCTTAATATACATCAGATCATTATCTGAACATAAGGGTTATATTTTGTGCTTAGACCACAATGAATCGTTTTCATTAGACAAACAATCAGTTATTGATTGGCTTAATATTAATACAAACAAATTGTGGGTATTAAATAAAAAAGAGGCAATGTGTTGGTTTCCCAACGCTGATAAATTGTATGATGTTAACTTTATTGAACAGCCCAACTTAACAGAAGCACTAAACATACCAGCTATTACGTTTTATTATAGCAAACATACCAACTATCCAACTGTAAATCGGCTGATTCCTATTAGCAAACACTACGAGGAATGCGAGAATGTATTTGATGTAGTACTACCTATAATCCAAAAATACCGAGCAAATAACGTTGCTTATGCGTTTAATAACGGCCCACTTACGCGCGTGTTTCACGAGATTGAATCGCAAGGTATTAAAGTAGATAAACAATGCTTCATTGATTGCTATGGCAATGATTTAAGATATCCTGAATTTAATTTGGCTAAAGGTAAAATATATAGCCAATATAACCTGTACACTACTACTGGTCGTCCATCCAACACCTACAACAGCATTAACTTTGCTGCATTAAATAAAAATAATGGTGAGCGAATGTGCTATAGACCACAAAATACTAAATTTATTGAACTTGATATTCAGGGATATCACCCACGATTAATTGGTGAAATGATTGATTTCAATTTCCCAAGCGATAGAAATTCATACGAATATTTAGGTGAATTGTTAGGTGTAAGCCAACAAGAGGCCAAAGAATTAACATTCAAACAGCTATATGGTGGTGTTTGGGAGGAATATAAATACCAACCATTCTTCAAAGATGTAGCAAAATACGTTGATGAACTGTGGGATGAATTTCAATACCAAGGGTACGTTAAAACACAAAACCGTTGCTTTAATCGCTCTGAATTACCAGATATGACGCCGGCTAAGTTGCTAAATTACGTCATCCAAAGCTGTGAGACATCAACAAACGTTATGTTAATCAATGCAATACAGAACATATTAAAAAATAAACAAACCAAATTAGTGTTGTACACTTATGATGCATTTCTATTTGATTATGCTAAAGAAGATGGCAACGAATTATTAACCGAAATCCAAGATATTATCCATTATCCTGTAAACATTAAGCAAGGTAATACATATCACGGCTTAACAAAAATCTAAATATTTATGATGGCACAATTAAATGAATTTTTGGACTTGAACAAGTTATTTTGCACATTTACCTCGCCAGCAGACTTAGACGAGACGGTATCAACGATTAATCGTAGATATGCGGTACTATTTAATAAAATATTTATTCTTGAGTCACCTCAAAGTGATGAGTTGATGTGTACCTATAATATTGATACTGGAAACATGGCTTCATCTCCAATGTCTAATACAATATTGTTACACCGTAAAAAGGAAAGTAATACATTGTACACTATCAATGCACTTAATACTTTAATTATGTCATTGAATGGTGGTAGATTAGATAAAAATTTCATCATTAATTGGCAGGACTATAAAAACAGTATATTGTTAACTAATGGTCCTGATTTGCGCCGTTTAGATACATCTATTCATAAAATTATAGATCTTAATAAATAATGGCTACATACACCCCATCTCAGCTTTCTGGAACTGGTTCAATAGGTGAAAATCTATCAGGATTAAAAACATTTGCGTTTACTAACGCTAATCCTGCAACTAACTACTTTACTCTTGAAACTATACCTGGCCCTAGTGGATTTTATGTTAGTGGATCATCACCATTTAATACATCAGGATCTTGGGTTGTATCTGCCTCTATGCTTACTGGATTTATAACATCATCATATATAGCATCAGTTGTGGTCCCTCCTGGTAGCTCAGCTTTGACCTTTACTCCTGCTATTAGTGTTGTTGGTACAACATATTACCTAAAAGGAACTGGAGATTTAACTTTAGTTATTTCTTAAGGTAAGTTTTGAAACCATAAAGAAGAATCATAGATTCACAATTATTGTGTTCATAGAACACCTCATTTAAAAACATATACCATGGACTTAAGTCTCATCAAGCAGAAGTTATCCGCTTCTCAAAACAAAGGACAAAAACGTGAAAAAGTAGATTACAGTAAAATCTTCTTTAAACCAAAACCAGGTAAATACCAGGTTCGTATTCTCCCCTCAAAATTCGACAAATCAAATCCGTTCCGTGAAGTTTACTTTCACTATGGTTTCTCTAAAGGACCAATTCTGGCCTTGACCAACTGGAACGAGAAAGATCCTATCGTTGAGTTTGCAAAAAATCTCCGCAAATCCTCTGACAAAGAAGATTGGCAATTAGCTAAAAAAATTGAACCAAAACTCCGCTACTTCGTTCCTGTATTGGTACGTGGTGAAGAAGCACAAGGTGCTCGCCTATGGGAATTTGGTAAATTGATTTACGAGCAATTGCTTGGCATCGCTGCAGATGAAGATTATGGTGATTTTACAGACATTACTGATGGTCGTGATTTCACAATCGAAGCAGTAGAAGACGTTGTTGCTGGCCGTAAAGGTATCAAATGCAACATTCGCGTTAAACCAAAAACCTCTCCTATCTCTGAAGAAGGTGATGTAGTAACTAAAGCTTTGGAAGAACAACCAGACATTCTTACCATCAACAAACACTATTCGTTTGATGAATTGAAAGAATTGTTGGATAAATGGTTGAACCCAGAAGAAGACACTGAAGAACCAATCGCATCTAAAGACGAAGAGGAAGAAGATGAATTTATTACTGAAATGAACAAGCCAGTAGAACAAACCTACAAACTTGACACTACAGCAACTAAGACATCTAACGCAGACAAATTCGACGATTTATTTAATTAATTAAAACTGATTTATGGCGAAAGCAAAAAGCTCACTTAGTGAGGTTGTATCTGCCTCTTTAAAAGGTGGTTTCGATTTGGATAAGTTTAAAAAATCCAAATTCCTAGATCAATCCTCTAAATTTAAAAAACAGCGCTGGTTGACTTTCTCACCAGCACTACGTGATGCGCTTTCAATTCCTGGTATTCCTCTGGGCCACGTATTCGTGGCTCGAGGAGGCTCGGATACAGGTAAAACTACTATGCTAATTGAAGCGGCAGTTGAAGCTCAAAAGCAAGGTATATTGCCTGTATTTATCATTACTGAAATGAAATGGGACTTCTCACACGCTCAGAAAATGGGATTCCAGTGTGAAGCAGTTCCTGATGATGCAACTGGAGAAGTGGTAGATTATAAAGGATTCTTCCTCTATGTAGATAGATCCTCTCTAAACACTATCGAAGATGTATCTCATTTCATTGCTGATATTTTAAGCGAACAAAAAGACGGAAAATTACCTCATGACTTATTGTTCCTATGGGATTCAGTAGGTTCTATTCCATGCGAAATGAGCGTTAAACAAGGTAATAATAATCCTATGTGGAATGCAGGCGCAATGGCAACTCAATTTGGTAATTTTATTAACCAACAATTTCCACTATCACGTAAAGAAAGTTATCCACACACCAATACATTATTTGTAATTAACAAAACAGGTGTACAACCAGCATTAACTCCTATGAGTCAACCTCGTATGACTAATAAAGGTGGTAACTCAATGTATTGGGATGCTACAATCGTAGCTACATTTGGTAACGTTACTAATAGTGGTACTTCAAAAATTAGCGTACAGCATAAGGGTAAAAAGGTTGAATTTGCTAAACGCACCAAAATCGCTATCGATAAGATTCATGCTGATTATGGTATTGCTACTGCATCAACAGTACTTGTTACTCCCCACGGCTTTATCCCAGACACACCAGAGGCAATTAAAGAATATAAGAAAACTTATGCCCACGAGTGGTTTAATGAAGCCATCGATGTATCTGACCTAGTACAGGTTGAAGATAACAGCGAATGGGAAGAAAGCAGTAAAATATCACCAACAATCGAAATCGATAACGAAGGAAATGAAGAATAAATACGCGGACATGATGTCCAAGATTAACAATGATCAGCGTGGAATCTCTGACTCCATTCTGATTATTGATGGTCTAAATACGTTTCTAAGATCATTTACAATGATCAATCACATCAATCCAGATGGAGCCCACATTGGTGGGCTCACTGGGTTTTTGAAATCAGTTGGTTATGCTATCAAAATGCTAGAACCAACTAAAGTAATTATTGTGTTTGATGGAGCTGGAGGTTCTAATGCCAAACGAAATTTATATCCTGAATATAAAGCAAACAGGAATAAAACTCGAATGACTAATTACTCTATCTTTAGTTCTAAAGATGAAGAGAACGAGTCTATCAATAATCAGATGGCAAGATTGATTCAGTATCTTCAATGCCTACCAGTTACAATGATTGTAGTAGATGGAATTGAAGCAGATGATACAATTGGCTATTTAGTAGGTAAATTTGAAAAATTTAATGCTACTAAAGAAGTAACAATATTATCAGCTGATAAAGATTTCCTTCAA